TGTAGGTGGCGGTGACATTTCCCTTGAGGGAATGCCCCAGGAGCAGCTTCACCTTGATCTCGTCCACTCCGGCACGGCTTAGAAGGGTGGCGAAGGTATGGCGGCACCAGTGCGGGGTGGCCTCTGGTATGCCGAGCTGCTCTACCACTGGGGTAAACACCGAGATGCGGTAACGGTCGGAGGACATGCCTTTTTCCGCTGACAGCCATTGTTGCACGTAGGCGGAGATCTTGGGGTGGATTGGGATAATCCGGTCACGGCCTGCCGCGCTTTTCACACCGCACTGGAGGTAGCCACCATCCTCGGAGCGGTAAGCGAAGGGGGTAAGGGACAAGAACTCGCTGATGCGCAAGCCGGTATAGCACAGAACCATGGCCTCTGATGCGCCGGGAAAACCGGCCCGCGCCAGCTCCTCCAGTTTGGCAAGCTGGAGATCATTGAGCGCCCCCTTTTTGACCTTGATGTCGACGGTGGGGATATCCAAATAACGAGAGTAATCTTTCCCGATAATATCACGTTTCATGGCGTAGGCGTGCAATGCGCGGATCAAAATTGCATCGTTGTTGATGCTGGACTGGGAGCGGCCCTCGTCCTCACCCTCGTCCAGGATGGCCTGCCACTCGTCCAGGGTAACGCTGCGCATTTTACGGGCGGCGTAGCGAGAGACACGCTGGTTCCAGGATGCCTTGTGGGAGGCAACAGAGGATTTCCCGCTCCTGGGGTACTCCCGCTCCGACCAAGCGGTATAGACCTGTTCCACGGTCCAGGAGAGCATATCCGCACTGGGGGTCTGCCCGGCGGCAGCCTTGCGGTTATACTCCTCCAGCGCCTCCTGGGCTTCCTGGAGCTTGGCGTGGTAGCTCAGCGCCACCTGGCGCACGTAGCCGTCTTTATCCCTGGCGGAGATCTTCACGATATAGGGCCGCCGGCGGTTGCCTGAGAGCTTTACAATGGAGCCGGTGCCGTTTGCACGTCGCATGAGTAGGCCCCCTTATTTTTTGGCATGGCTGACAATCATCTCGGGCGGATTTAGGCCCCAGGAGACTTGCAGGGCGCTGTCCTGCCCCAAAATGAGCTCCCGGCTGTAGACACCGCACTCCACCCGAACGAGGCAAGAAGGGGCCTCCAGAGACGTAGAGACGCTACCGCCGGGGCCGATACTGCCCAGGAGCTGCCCGTCCACGTAGACGGAGACGCCGGTGCTGGCGAGTTCATTGTTGACCTGCATCACGGTAATTTTCATGGCGTTCACTCCTTGTGATGATACAAATGTTCGATTGTTGGTGTTTTAAGAGACCGGGGCCACGGCCCCGGCTCTTTGCTAGATATCAATCTTGGATTAAATCTGGAGATTGCTCTATACGTAATGTTTCCCTGTATTCCGCTGCGTCTGGCACGTCAACAAATTGCACAGTTGCATTGTGATTCTCCAAAACGAGTTTCTTGATCTCTTCCAAATCCACCTTAAAGAATTCCTTCCTAGGATTGACTTTATTGACCTGCCTCTTTTGAAAATGATGGTGCAATAAGGTTTCCAGCGCAGGTGCATCTTCAGAAAAGATCAGAGCATGCACATCGAACGGGAACGGGACAGAAGCGCTACTCAATTCACTTATACGATCCATTGGATCAAGTCGTCTAGTCATACCAATTTTAAATATACTTTCTCCAAAGGAGCCAATGTTCGAAATAATATATACAAATCCGGCACGAGTATTTTGCTCTCGTTCGAGAACGTTTTCCTTGTCAGAGGCCAATGCTTTTAGTTTTTCTTCTAACTCTTGAATTTTATCTATATAAAGTTGCTTCTCAACATCATCCTTTGCCTTTTGCATATAACCCATAAGCTTCTTCACTTCATTGCTAAATTGAGTTTCTTCCTTCTCAATTTTCTGCTTTTCGCGTTCTATCTCCCGGCGGACCTTTTCTTCTTCAATCATTTGCTCACGAATGGCTTTCTTCTGTTCACGTTCTTCATCAACCTTGAGCATATAAGCATAGACCAGGCTCAATTCTTCTAGCTTCATGGAGAAAAAATTTTGAGATATCTGTACGCCATCTACTAGAAAGATTTTATTCAATGCATCATAGGAACGTTGTATTTTGGTGCGGACGCTATCAATATTATTTGGAGTAACACTCCCGATCAAAGAGACTGTTTCGGAATTAAAGCACCTCAAAATCTGCTTCTTTTGGCTCTCCAGTACACGTTTTGTTGCGCTGTCATTTGTGATAACAAGGGCATCCCCGGATTTCACCAGTTCATCTTCACGGGACTTTAAAAGAGCGAGCTTATTTTTAATTTCATCAGATTTCAGGTCAGAATAAGCGTCAACAGAAACCATCGCACACAGGCTATCCTGCTCCAGTATTTTCAATTCCTTTTGCAGGTTCTCCTTTTCTTCGGCAAGCTTTACAACTTCTTGCTCCGCCTTTTTTACACGTTCATCGGCGCTTTGGGTCTTTTTCCAGTAATAGTCCAACGCTTCGCGGTGTTTGGCCTCGTATAAACTGTCACCCTCACTTTTTTTCTGATTCACGTAAGCATCTGCGGCAGCCTTTGCGGCCTTTAGATTTTCATAACTCTTTGTTTTTTGCTTTTCAACCAGCCAAAGGATCAGGAAAATGACCGCCAGAATTACAAATGCCCACACACAAATCCTCTCCTATTTCTAAATTGTCGTGGTGTCCAAGTTGGACACATTCATAAGTATTGATCCACCGCAAGGTTGCCATGCTTATACCAGCAGATGGCCTTGCGGACAAGATCCTCAGTAACACCGAAACGCTCGGCTAGATCCCAGACCTCTGTGCAGCCCTCGTGCGCGGCGGCCTCCAGAGCGTCCAGGGGAAGGAACTGCTCGATTTCCCACTTGTCGGCCCGGTTCTCATGCTTTTTCTTTATATCGCAGGCCGCCCAGC